TCGCCTTCACTAAAAGAATCATAAGTAAATTCATCTCTGTGCCGTGAGCGAATTACTTCTTGAAATGACTCGTCAAGATGAAAGTGAACAAAGAAATCCAACACTTGCAAATATTGATTTACTAGTTTATTCATTACTGGTAAGTATTGTTTAATAATTTTTGTTTTGATACCAGTATCTTTAAGCATTTCAACAATGACAGAATTGTAATTAAACTCTTCTGAAATTTTCATTTTATTTTCAAGAGCAGAACTTCTATCATCTTCAAATTTTACTAGATCGGCACGAGCCTCAGTCAGATCCGTGCCGATCTCTTTTTCTATATGCGACCGATAATCAGATATGGTCGCTTGGAGTTTCGAAATCTCTTTCGAGTTGGCAGTGAGTTTATGTACCCGATCTCGAAGCGTTGAAAGTAAGCTAGTCTGTTCACTAATCTCCGATTCCACTCCTTGGCCTTCCGTTCCGATTTGCTTAATCTCTGCCTTCCACCGATCCCTATCTGTTTGTGTTGATAATAAAATCTCATGTTTATGGCCGTCTGAAATGGTTTGGTCACACACGGGACATGCCTCATTCTCTTCGAAAAAGGAGATCCGTTTCTCGAGGTCGCGGATAGTTGATTGCCGATCTTGACCTCTGAGCATAAGACTCTGCTTCCTATCCTGTAAAGATTGTAACCTTTGTTCGGCTTCTGATATATCTGCATCGAGGCCGAGGCTAAGCTCACTATTCTCAGCCTGTAATTCATCGATGAGATTCTGCGATGCATGTATCCTAGATTCATAATCTTTTCGATTCTCTTCAGTTAATGCAGCAATATCGCGAATATACTTCTTTTGAGATTCAATTTTAGTTTTCACGATATCTATGTTATAATCAATTTGTTTGAGTTTGTCTTTTAACTGAGTATTTCTTTCCTTAAGGATTATATTCATTTTCGAAAATACATTAATGTCCAATAAGTCTTCAATCACTTCTCTTCTATGGCCACTTGGTAGTTGCATAAAAGGAATAAATGATGAAGAACCTAGGACAACAACTTGGTGAAATGATTTATGATTTAATTTTAGAATATTTTGTTCTAGAATTTTTTGGTATTCCTTAGCGTGTGATGATTGGTTAATCATTGTACCATTTTTCCAAATTTCAAATACATTTGGTTTGATACCACGGCATACCTTAAAATTATTACCACCAATATTAAATTCAACTTCAACCAAACATGCTTTATTATTGATTGAATTAATCAGTTGTGTTTTATTAATATTTCTATGAGCCTTACCAAAAAGACCAAATGATATGGCATCCAACATAGTGGATTTACCAGCACCATTTTGACCAATCACCAATGTAGATTTTGATTTATCTAAATCAATTTCGGTAAAATTATTTCCAGATGACAAAAAGTTTTTGTATCTGAGAGTTTTAAATATAATCATGCAAATTCCAGAGCCTGTGCTTCGGTCATGAGTTCACGTACTTGAATTTTAATCTTGTCTTTATTCAGGTCTGTATCAACTGCATCAATGTACGAGTCAATAATTTCCTGTGTATCGTCAAAATTAATTTTCTCATCCTCAATATTCTCACCAAGAAACTCTTGAAAGTTCTCGGCAATTTTAAGTTCATGGATGTTTCTATTTTGAATACGATCAATGAACCTGTCAAATGTAAATGTATCTGATTTGTTAATCACTACTACTTTGACTAACTTTCCATCCAGATTTTCTACATTATAGTTATTATAATCCATTTTTTCATCATTGTAAACAATTTTTTCAAATAAAGTGTGTGGATTTCGAATCTTTTCCACTTCACGAGTCTCTGTATCAATGACATGAAAATATTTTGGATCGTGAGCATCTGACCAGAAAAATTCCATTTGACTACCTAGGTACCAAATATTATCTTTTTTAGATGCACAGTGAAAATGACCAGTAAGAACCAGTTCAAATTTCTTAAAAATGTCTGCAGACATACCGTGTGTATTCTTTACACCTCGCATCATTTCGAAGCCATTTAGTTCCAAATGACCACCAAGCCAATCTGCCTTACAGTCTTTAATGAATTGCATTGATGAATCATAGTTCTCTGAGTTGATCCAAGGGAGAAGTGCAATTTTCAGAGAACCATAATCCATCACTCTTGGTTCCATTACAATATGAATTTCATTCATGTAATGGCCAAGGCATTCTTTTAATGAATTTAGATCATTTGTATTCTTATAGTATGTGTCATGATTTCCAGGAATAATATCCATCTTCATACCATATTTACGAAGAGGATCTAAAAAATTCTTTCGATTATGATTTAATGCTTTAAAGTTAACGAATTTTCTATGGTCATAATAATCCCCGAGGTGTAGGATTTGCTCGATCCCATTCTCTTGACAGTAAGGAAAAAAGATTTCCGAATAAAATTTTGCCGAATTTTTGAGAAATATCTCGGAAGAGTTACGTATACCACAATGCGTGTCATTTAATACTGCTACCTTCACTGTAGAAACTCCGATAAATCTGAATCTGCCTTTGTTCCACGTTTCCGTTTCTGCTTTTCTTCTTTTGCAAATTCCTTGATTTCTGTATCAACATGTCTTACTTTTTCAATTCGATCGCGAAGTGTGTCAATAAAAGCACCAGCAACCTGTTGAGTCATGTCATCGCCGTGTTCATTAACCATAAAGTTTTCAATGCCAGATTTAGTTAAATATTTGAGTTTAATATCTTGTTGTTTTTTCTCTTTTGCAATACGCCGAAGAAATGCGTACCAAGTAATTTGAGTGAAATAAGCAAAAGCATTTGGTTTACCAGTTCTTGTTGCTGCTTCAAGATTATAATTTTCAATGGCCTTCAAACAATTTTCAACTGCATCCATGACCATCTCTTCGCGATATGTGTAGCGAATAAAATTAGATTTGTGAGACAAACCTTCAGCGATTCGTAGGAAACACTGAGCAATATAGTCTGGTACGATAGGAAGTTTTTGATCTTGTTTCTTGGCTTCTCTTACAGTGGTAACATAATCCACTACAGCCTGTGAGAACTCGGCATTATTCACATAATGTATGCTTGCGCGTTTTGTGCGTGCCATGTCGCCTCCTTTAATTATGTACTAATTATAACACGATAAGGTATAATTGTAAACACAAATAAACTTTCATAAAACTAAAAAATAGTTGTTTACAAGTTAGCTAAGTATGGTATAATAAATAGAGGTTTTCTGGAGGGTGGAATACTAAGACTCGTCCAGCGTTTTGTATTGCCATTCATCTGTATGACCAATAGACCATTTTGGTTTTGTTTCTACTCTATAATTTTGAGTACATACTTTAAAATCCGGTTGTTTTAAATTTGATGGCGTGAGACTTGAATCTCTCCAAATTACTCTATTATTAGGTTGGGCAGCAAATTGCCCATTATCTAATTGGATAATATTAAATGATTTATGTTCCGGATCGTGCTCGGAAAAATTTATATCCAATACAGATTTATCTGAGTGTGCATTATCAATTGTAAAAAGATATTCACCAGAATGCATTTGTTTATCTTTACCAAAAAATTCACAATTTGATAAGAGAGGTTTTTCTACTACTGTTAAGTAATAATCAAAGCAATCCCAAAGCTGCAGAACATCAAGAGGTAAATCACCATGATCTGTTTTCCAAACGAAAGCCGAAAGAGGAAGTTTATCATATAATGCTCCATATTCTGTAAGAAGTGTTTCGAAATATAACGCTTTGTACTGTGTAGACTTTACAGAAATCCAAATGCCGGGAGTATATTCACCATGACCTTTTTCTAGATCATAGAGATATTCTTTTCGAACATAAACAGAAACTGGTGGTAATGGGTGTATTAGAAAACTCAATGGTACGAGCCTTTCGGCTTAAATTGTATTACATTTGCGGTATCAGAATCACCCTGTAATTCATTATATTTTTGTGTGAGAAACGCATCCATTTCTTCTTCAGTTAATTCCTTAAGTTTATCTTGAATTTCTTGTAATGTAAGACCGGCACTTCTTACTTTATTATATTTGTCAACATCAGCAAGTGCTGCAGCATAGTGCATCATTACA